ATGTCTTTTAATTGATTCTCTATTACTGCGTTAAAGTCTTTTCCGTATGCTTCAACCACCTTCGCCTCGTATTCGTCCCAAATGTTTTCCATAGCGTAGTCGAAAGCGTGCCAACCTTTTATTCCGTCGCGACGAACTTTAAACATTATGAGTTTTGCAACTGTTCTTTTTAATTCTTCGTTAGACTTCTTAAATTTACCACTTGACTTGTCGCGTAGTCTTATGCCTTTTATCGACATCCAGTCGTATATCGCTTGTTGCATTGGCGACATTTGACCTTTTGCAGGTTTGCTTCCGCTTCCGCGTTTAAATGAGTACGGAGCGCCTTGCGACTTCTGCGTTCCATTTACACCATTCTCGCGAAACAAAAAATACTTTCCTGCTTTACCCTTTGCATATATCGAAATGTCTATCGACTTACCTTTAATCTTCAACCGATAAGCTAACGACTTCTCGAGCGTTCCACTTGCTACCGCGTTTGTGTAGTTGCGTCCAACCTTTCGCTTCATACGATAGTCGGACTGCATTAATTCGACAAAGCGTTTAGCCATATCGTTTACGACAGCGAAGAAGTTGGGAGCGCTCTGTTCGTTAGCCATTGTTCGCTTCGTCTGGTATTTCTTCAAAAATCACTTCATAATTGCTATGTGCTATAGCTTCTTGCTCATCAAGTGTTTCGATGTAGTGATTTTCAAAAAGCATTCTGTATTTTTTTAATATCATCTTGTTGTAGTTAAAAAGTTTTCAAAACCAATGTAGTCAATCCACATTGATACATTTACAGTTCCAGTTACTTTTGCCATTCCTTCTTTCAGCATAAGAGTTCTAGAGTTTTGGATCGTAGGAATGTTAGTTGTGTGCGTTGCCACTAAAGTTCCGTTAATAAAAAACTTGACCTCTGTCGCATCAGCATTTACCTCAAATCTTAATTTTGTCCAAGTATTTGCAAGAACTGGTATTGTGTCTGAATTTGTTCTAACATTATTTGCAGAAGTGATACATCGCCAATTTGGACTTGCGCTATTTCCATTAGTTACACCACCTTCATCATAATTAAAAAACACGCCATCACCCTCGTTAAATGCACTTCCATTGTTATCACCAAACCCACATACTATTCTGTAACGGCTTGCCAAAGTACTTAACACTGGAAGTATTATTGATGTTTCGTAAGCCCAACTGCCTTGACCTAATGCAAATGTTTTATAGTTGTTTTGAGAATTTACTATAAAAATAGCAGTACTTGCAGAAGCTCCAGATTGCATTAACCCAACACCTTGTTGATTAGTTATATTAGGAGCGTTAGTAAGTGTGTCAAAACGAAAAGTTGCAGCACTTGTTGTCCAATATAAAGATGGGGCATCTACAAAGTCTTCAAATACTGATATTACTCTTTTGCTTCTTTCAAGCATTGACAAATTATTCACAGCATCAACAGTAGGGAATTTAGTTCCTGTGCCGTCTACTGCTAACGAGTTCTGTTTGTTTGCTGTGTTTTCGGGGGTGTAACCTAAAGCGCTTGCAATGGTTTCATTTTTCCAAAGCTGATCTGCTGAGTCATAAATTAACGCTTGGTTATTCGCAGGTGAAGAAATGTATACGTTGTGTAATTCGTCAAGCTCCCACCCATTCATAATCTTCACATAAATCTTCCCATTGTTTGCGTGAGCGTATTCAACGTAACCTATCACAACGATGTGTCCTGTCGCTCCTGTTGGCTTAATGTTAGTTAGCGCACCTGCTGTTGTTGGTGAAAGGTAAAGAACATCGCCATCTGCCCACGTTTCACCTTGTAAACTTCCCGTTGTGTTAATGCTTTCAAGTTGCCCTACCGTCTGAATAAAGCCTTCTTGATTCGTTGCTATCGTTTCGCAAACTATGCCTATTGTATCGGCTGAGTTGTTATCATTGTTTGCTTGTGCTAATTCAACAGCCAACCTTTGCCCTTGCGCTCCGCTAACTCTTACCGCTTGATATGCTGCTTTCGTTAGCGTAGTGTTTGGAGTTACTTTGTTCACTACGCGAGCTACTAAATCCACTCCGTTTTTAAGCGAAACAGTACCGCCTTTAAGCAACGTTTCAGAACTTCCTATTGTATTGTTCCAACGAGTAGCGCCTACGACGTAACCTGCACCCGAAGGACTAACGTTTAACGCTATGTGGTCGGCTGTTAAGTTATGCGTTCCCAAGTCAACGTCAGTAGTTGCTCCAGTGTATGGAACAAAGCCGCTCACGTCTGGTATCGTTGGCTTGTTGTCTAAGTCGTTGTAGTCATTCGAGAAAGCAACCGCTCCTAAATCTGCGGTGTTCGCCTTCAAAAGTATTTCAGTCTGAAGATCGTCTATTGCGCTTTCAATATCAATTATTGTTTGACAATCGCCTATTGTTTCGCACGTCAAACCACCACCGCTTTCGGTCAAGTACCAACCGCGTACCCCTTCGTCGTCCGTTCCGTAGTAATAGTTAGGCGAAGGTGTCGCTTCGTCGTTCACAAGACTAACGTTGCCGTTTTCGTCGCGTGTGATACTATCAATGAACGTCAAGATTGAACCTGTACCACCTGTTGAACTTTCGAAGAAGTCGTTCCACTCAGCAGGAATAGAACACGCGTCCCAATAGTAAGGAACGAGCAAGTCAAGACTAACCGTCCAACCTGTTAGCGTGTTGTGAAATTCTTCTAAGAATGGTTCAAGACTTACATTTTGTACTGTGATTAAATCGCCAAATAAAACGCGGTGGTTTGTTATCTCAGCTATTAAGTCTTCAGCTATGCGTTGAAGGTCTGAAAGAACCTCGCGTTGGTATTCGGGTTTTTCTTCTTTGTCGCGTGGAAGGTCTGCAAGGACAATCTGAAAACTAAACGTCTTCATTCCTTTTGAATACGTCACGTTGGAAGGCACGACGTGCATGAATGGATATTCACCAAACTTTTCTAAGTCGGAGACTTCGATTTGTCCGTGAGAGAATCTCTTTAATATAAAGTGTCCAGAAGCAAATGCTTTGAACCTATCTATAAGCGCGTTGTAGCTTTGTACGTTCGACATAGTTGTAGTCAATTAAGTAAGTCATAAATGTAAATATCTCCCACGCGGATTTTTCCGTAATTAAATCTAATTTAGTTATGTCGCGACCGCAGGCTTCCATAAAAAGGTGATACCAACCGTAGCGACCTAACACCTGCGTTAGTCCTTCTCGGTCGTCAATTGCTCCATTTCCTTCGTCAGTTTGCTCACTTCCTTCTCTAAATAGTCGAGCGAAGTGCTGCTTAGTTCGTTGAGCAAAGTCGAAAAAAAAAGCATCGCACCGTTGAATTGTTCGAGTGTCATTTGCTCGATATACGATTGAACGAGTTCTCGGTTTGCTTTGCTGTGTGGTACGATTGTGTACTTTGTCCCTACGCGTTTGTCTATTGGTCGGTAAAGCGTTCCCATTATTTTGACGATGTTCGCGTTTACGTCGGAAGCCCAAGTAGAAATGTCAGCGTACTCACCCATACTAATTGAGTAAAGGTCGGGAATGAAACCAAAGTCTTTGTCTTTGATTGTTATCGTTTCGAAGAACTTCGCACTTTCGTTTAGTAGTGTTCCTTCAAATGCTGCTAAAAGTGTAGGCAAGTGTTGGAAGGGGATTTGTTCTGCCTGTTCCTTCAGTAGGTTACTAATACTAACCAACTTGTCTATGTCGTTCTTTGCTGCGTGGTAGTCAACGTATTGCTTGACGCTTATGCTTGAATAGTCAGCAGGTATACTTACTTTTATACTCATATTATTTGTTTAAGATCCACAGTACAAACAACCTTCGTCGTCGTCGTCGATTGTATTCGCTTCGTTGTATATTCTTATTGCTTCCATTTCAACCTGTTCTTTCGTCCACTCTGGATTGAACACGCTAATTTGCGACTTCAAAAAGTTTAATTTGTTTTCGCTCATTCCTTATTATAAGTTTAGTTCTTCGTTCTTTGTCGCAAAAATCTACTATACTTACGACGAAATCACATTATAAGTTTACCCTTTCGGGTGCGTTTTAATTTCGCGCGTGTCCCAGAACATATCGCATTGTCCGTCCTTAATTGGTGAAAGACTAAAATAAGCCTGTCGCCACTCGGAAGGCTTCGCCACATAGCGCAAGCACTTTTCTTTTTGGTTGCAGTTAATGCCTTCGCACATTGTGATGTCCATGTCAAATTTAAACTATTAATTGTTCAACGTCTATTTCGTGATGAGTCATTAGTGCGCGAAAGTATTCAAACACTTCTTCGATGCCTTCTTGGTACGCGCCTTCTTGCCTGTCGTTGTACTTGGTAAACTTGCGATATCCGTTCATGTCGATTTCCCATAACAACATTGCCATGTCTTTTGCCTTCATCATGCGCTCGAAGTCCATACGATCGTCGCATTCGTTAAGGTCGAAGGTTAATGTTGCGGTACTCACAATTTATCGTTTATGATTATTTGAATAGGTTCGCTGTTTGCGCCTGTAAGTTCGGTCATTTGTTTTGGGTTGCCAAACGCACGGCTCAACAAAGTCTCCAGAGAATATAACGAACCCTTCTTTAACGAAGTCATCATTGCGTTTGCTATTGTCTTTTCAAGTATCGTTGCGTGCTTGTTGTCCCAAACGCTTTTTAGTTCGTCCATATCCATAGCCATCATTGCCTGAATGGTGTCGTTTATTTCGCTCAACTTGTAACCGCTTTCCTTCAACAACGAAACGTACTTCTTCGGTCGTCCGTTGGGGTTTAGAACCTGCCCTTTCTTTATTTGATGTTTCTCAATATCTTTTGCAGCCATTGTGCTTTTTTTGTGCTTTTTTTTATTATCTTTGTTGTGCGAAGTTAGTGTAATGGTAACATACTATTCTTCCAGAATAGAGTCGGCGTTCGATTCGACCACTTCGCTCAAATTAGTAACCTTCCTTTCACGGAGGGTTATTTTTTTGCCCTTATACATTCCTGCTCCCATTTCATCTATTTTGCTAAATGGTAAAATTGGAACAGTTATTTGACAAGATTTGTCTATTAAGTAAATATAACGAAGTTGAAAGCCAGCAACTTTTTTACTTCCTTCTGGAACACCTGCCCGTCCATTTTGAGATAAAATATGTTTACCCTTTGTAAAAGTCATACTTGCAACTCTTTGTCCGTTTGGCAATTCAATTATACTTGAATTAGGTTTTATTGAAGTTAAATAAAATCCACTTGCCCTATAAATTGTTCCGTCTCCACTTTGAGTTCCGTCACTAAAAGAAAGTATCCACTTAATGTGTGGAGCGTGTTTTTTTAGAAGTTTTATTGAAATTGCAAGACATCTACTTTCACTATTTTTAGGCAAATAATTATCAAAAGCCATTCGATTCAATTCAAGCATTTCATTCCATAAGCAAGGTTGAACCATTCCAAGAACTCTACTTTTATCAAAAGGACTACCATAACTCATAACACCATGCAATTTTTCATCTAAAAAACAGCCGAAGTGCAAAGAACTATTATTTACAATTTTGCCACTATAATGATTTTTTTTTACAAAGTCATTGGCAATTTTGGAAGGTATTACTTTTACTAAGATCTCTTTTGCTCTGCCCATTGCATAATTATTAAATAAAGTGCGTTTCCATTTGAATTTTCATTTCCCATTGTTTCGCAATACTTATATTCTTCTGTTTGCTTTATGTCTGCTATTGCGTTTTTTATTTGTTCCGCCTGTTCATCTGCAAGGGTAAAAGTCATTTGTTGAAACGGTGCTTTGTCGCCTTCTGGCAAACTAAATTCATCACTTAACGAATCTAAGTCAACATTATCACCCTTCCAAACGTCCAAACCCCATTCTTCTAATTGTTCCGCGTCCCATTCGTTGGCTAACGCGTCCCAGTCCCATTCTCCAAAACCAACATTATCTTTGATAATAAAGGCGCGTTGTTGTTCTTCGTTTAATTCAGATGCTTTGATAATTGGTATTTCTTTTAGTCCTGCTTCTTTGCAAGCCTTAAGGCGCATATTACCACCAAGAACAACCATATCTTCATTTACGACTATTGGACGTAGTTCGAGCATCTGAGGAAGTTCTTTTATTGAAGCGACTAACTTTTTGAATTTATCGTCCTTAATAATACGAGGGTTATTAGGGTTGGACTTTACTTCGTTAATCTTGACAGTTTGTGTCTTCATATAAGTTAAATATATTATTGTGCTAATTTACTTCAGTTGTTCCTTTTATGTCACTAAACTTATTGACTGTCTTAAATGTGCAAAGAAAACAAAAGAAAGAAAAAGAAAAAGGTAAAAGAAAAAGAAAGAAAAGAAAAAGTCTCCCCAAGAAAAACAAACTGTCTTTGCTTCAAAAGAAGCATTTGCGCGATCCAAGCATTGATGTATTGCAAGTGTAGTCATTGGTTACTTCGCTTTGACTTACGAAGGCGGTTGTTGTTCTTATCCAGTTTGTTTCATTTACTTAAAAAATATACCCCCAATTATTTCAGCCGCCAAGCAAAAATAAAAGGGGGTAGTATCGCATTGCTTGGCTATACAAATATACGTTTGTACTTTCAAAAGTTGCCTGAATAGTTTTAAGTTTCTAATTGTTCAAATCAACATCAACGTCCTTCATCGATTCTAAAAACGTATTGATGTCTTTCTTGACGCAGGGCGGACAAGTAGAACGCTCGTTGAACGCTCCTGTGGCTTTATCCTTAAACGAATAGAAGCGAAGCATATCTTTCTGCTCCAAACGTCCTTGCGCCTTCATATCGAGCAAGAATCGTTTGAACTCTATCTGTTCTTCTAACGACAAGACACCGTTCCATTTCGACGCGGGACATGAAGCGAACGCGAGCTTTGCTTTGATAGGCATAACGCAACCGCACAACTTAATCGACTTCTTGCGGAACAACACTTCGGTTTCTACTTCGTCGCCAACAATCAACGATCCGCAAGACTGTGTTGAAGGTTCGAAGAATTTACAGGTGCGACATATCTCAAGTCGTCTTTTGTACTCGTTACTTTTTGCGAATAACATTTGCTCGTATTTTAGTTTTAATTGAATCAATTGTGCGGTAAAGGAACACGGTTGGTATTCCTGTCTGTTTAGAAAATTCTCGGTAGGTGAAACCTTCAAAGATGTATTCTTGAAATATCAATCGTTCGAACTCGGTTAATCGGCTAATAAGAATATCCAGTTGCTCGTTCGTCATCCTTGCGCCTAACCAAGTCTGGTCGACCTCATGCGCGTATTCCTTAAAGTCGCGTCTGTTTCTGTTCCATGCTATTGTTTGGCGGTAAAATGGCGACGTTGGACTGTTGACAGCTAAGTACATGACACGAATAAGATAGAACTCAAAGTCACCTGTGTCGATTAGGTTCTCGATATGCTTTGAACCAAACATAGACAGCAAAGAATCGTGAAGCAAATCTTCGTAGTAGTCCTCGCCTCGCGAAATGTTTTTCGCAAGTTCTTTGAATTTTTTGTAATTGCCTTCTATGTATTGGTCAAGTGTCACCCATTAAAGTATTCATCAATAATTTTGATTGCTTCCTCGTTACCCTTACAAATATACGAAGCATAGCCTCTGTTTCGCAATTGCTCCTGCCACCGCTTTTGCTCAGGTGATGCAACACCCCCCTTTTCTTTCTTCATTTCAATCGCAAGGCCGTTAAACGATCCGCGTGGTTCGTAAATAAACAAGTCGGGGAATCCTTTGACGTAACCAGTACGCTTCATTTTTACCGCTTGCAAGTAACTCGTTCGCATACCACCTGCTGATGCACAATAAAGAGCATCGGGATATGCTAAACGAAGATACTTAATTACAATTTCTTGTTGGTTCGATTCAGATTCAGGTGCTGCTTTACGCTTTGTTGCGCTTTTTTTATACGTTTTCTTAAAAGTTTTTACGTTCATTTTCAATTAGTTAGAAATTATTTTCAATTTATTTTCATTTTATGTATTGACTTTCGGAAAAGTTAGCATACTTTCGTACTCAACAAACCAAAGATAAACAAAATGAACGCAACAATTACAACTCAATTAAGCAAGGAAGGAATTTACATTTCTAAAATTGTAGAAAGATTAGAAGCAATTACTAAATCAACAATTAGCAATAATCTATTATTTACAAAGCGCGGTGAAAAATACACTATTAAATTTTATAACTGCGATGATTCTAAATACTACAAAGCAACTTTAGAACATAAGTGTTTAATAGGCAATATCAGAGAATCTAAATAACAAATAAAGATACACAAAAACAAAACAATTATGGAGCAATTAACACCACAATCAAAATCTTTCATCTGTGAAAAGATTCAAGAACTTGAATTAGAAAAAGAGAAATGTCAAGATGCATTAAATCGCATTTCATTTACTTCTCTTCAGCAAATGCTACTTATTGAAATAGAACTTATAGATGTTCAAATCAATTTACTTAAAACCAAATAAAAATCAAAGCTATGTACCAAGTAACAAAAACAACACACATCGCAGGTCAACCAATAAGAATTGATTGGTCTTACGAATTTAATGACGAAAACAAAGCAATCAATTGCTTAATGGAACACGCTTCCGACCTTTCACTTGAAGTACGCGAGGATATGTACTACGCATCTTGCGAAGGCAATAAGCC